GAGCCTCAAACATTATTTGCAGGAACGGTAAGTCCTGCTGAGGGTGGCATAGGGACGTTTGATAATGGTGACCTACTCCCAAGGTATCAAGGTAACTCTGGGGTGATTAACCCTACTACATTTATAAACACGCCTGCAAAAGATGTATTTACTGGAGAAGTGTATGCCAATGGTTTGTATGTAGACAATTTGCTCAATATAAATCTGCCTACTTCTGTACTCGAAGGACTCACAAGCACTTTGCCTATACTCCCAGAGCTTGCCTCTAATCAATTTTATGAAATAACTAGAGGGTACATAAGACTCAATGGCTTATCTGCTACAGTTGGGTATAAGGTGGATTTAGTATCTGAGACTCTTGGTTATTCTTTTGCAGACATACCTAGCACTTTTTTTAATACAAATAATAAAACGGGGCTTATGACTATCAACTCGAATGCACCTACTACGCTACCTTTTGGCGAAGGTGCTAATCTTACCTCTGCTACAAATATGGAGTTCCTTAGTGGCACTACTACTTTAAACATACAATTAATCTATAGAATAATTACGATATAATGTCAGCGAAAAAATTAGCCTTAGAATTACTCATCAATATACAAGGGGGAGGACTTACCTTAGCAGAGTTAAATGAGCAGCTTGATATAGCCAAGAAGCAAATGAAGGAGATGGGTGACGATGGCAGTGATGAGTTTATTGCCCTTGGTCACGTAGTCGAAAAAGCTGAGGAGTCAATGAGCGACTTAAATAAGGAAGTAGGCAAATCAAAGAAAGGATTTGAGGAAACTGGCAAAGCTCAAAAAGATGCTGCAAAAGGTAGCGGGATACTTAACAAAGGCGTAAAGGCGGTAGGTACTGCGTTTAAGGCTATGGGTATCGGCTTGGTAGTGGCAGGTCTTAAGTTTCTGTTTGATGCTCTTAGCAGTAATCAAAAGGTGATTGACACCTTCTCAAAAGTTACTGAGACTATCAGTATAGTGATGGGAGATGTAGTGAGTGCATTAGTTGGGGCGGTGGAGCAAGTATCAAAAGCCTCAAACGGATTTGATGGACTCAAAAACGTAGTTGTGGGCTTGCTTACCATAGCAATCACACCGCTAAAACTATCATTCTTTAGTATAAAATTAGCCATAGAGCAGGCACAACTAGGATGGGAAAAGTCTTTTTTTGGAGGAGGTGATGAGGCTAAAATAAAAGAGCTAACGGCAGGGATTGCAGAGACATCATTAGCAATCAAAGAGACGGCAGTAGACGCAGCAGATGCAGGCAAAAATATAGTAGAAAACTTAGGCAAGGCAGCTAGTGAAATAGGTGGGGTAGTGGCAATAGCTACTGAGGGTATTTCTAAGATAAGCGTGACCGCTGCAATAGAGCAAGCAAAAACAAACGTAGAACTAGCTAAATCCGCTGAAATAGCAGCAGCACGGCAAGGGTTACTAGTAGAAAAGTATGATAGACAGGCAGAGAAGCAAAGACAAATAAGAGATGAAGAAAGGAATAGTATCACTGATAGGATAAATGCAAACAATGAGCTTGGCTTGGTATTGGAAAAGCAACAAAAGGCTATGTTGGCACAAGCAGCTTTGCAGGTCGATAATGCTCAGGCTCAAAAAAATAAAAACAAAAATACAGAGACAGAAGTTGCCCTGATTAATGCGTTGGCAAACGAAGCAGGAGTACTTGCACAAGTCGAAGGTCTTAGGTCTGAAAACAAAGTAAATGACTTAGGCCTTAATAGAGAGCTTTTACAAATGAATGCGGCACTAGGTCAGAGTGAGTCTGACTTAGCGTATGCAAGAGCCTTATTCGATGCTGAAATGATAGACAACAAAGTTAAATCTTTGGAAGCTATCAAGGAGCTTGAGGAGAACAGAATGCAGGATGAAATGCTAAGACTTGAGGGTATAGTAGAATTGGCAAACGCAGGCACTCAGGCAGAGATTGACGCGATTATAGCACTAGACCAATTTAAGGAAGCAAGTAGACAAGCGAACATAAAAGCGAATGCAGATTTAATAAATGAAACGTCTGAGCAGAATAAAAGGATAAATGACAATGACAAAAAACTACAAACTCAAAGGGTAGAATTAGCTTTAAGCACGCTAAACGCACTTGGTGGATTGGTAACCGCGTTTGCTAAAGGAGACGAAGAAAGCCAAAGGAAAGCGTTTAAATTAAATAAAGCGTTTGGAATAGGCCAAGCCATAATATCTACATCTGTCGGTGTGGCGAACGCATTGACGGCAGGTGGCAACCCTTTAAAATTAGCTACGGGAGCTCAGTTTTTGGAAGCTGGGATTGTGGCGGCTACTGGGGCGGCACAAATAGCCACTATATCAAAAACACAATTTAATGGAGGAGGAAGCTCAACACCCCCATTAAGTTTATCAGGCAACAACGCAGGCAACCAACCGAGAGGGTTCGCAAATCCAAGTGTAGATACGGGTCAACAAGCGACTAAGGTCATAGTAACGGAGACGGATATAAGGAACGTTACCAGAAATGTAGAAGGCATTTACTCTAGGGCGGTAGTAGTCCAATAGCTAACGGCCTCATTTGCCCATATATCCATACATTGGTACATATAAGTAGTGGACTTACCTTTAATTGAATTTAAACTGAGCGAAGATGTCGAAGGGCTTCAAGCTATTGCCCTTGTGGATACTCCTGCCATAGGTTTAAACTATCAAGCATTCGCAAACCATAAGTTTGAAGTAATCAATGAAGAGAAGAGAATAGTAATGGGTGCTGCAATGATACCCGATTTGCCTATATATCGAAGAGATGAAAGAGGTGAGTATTACGCTATATTCAAAAAAGAAACTATCAAAGCACTCGTTCAAAAGCTATTCAAGGAGAATAAGCACAACAACTTTAACGAGCAACACAACTCATTTAAGATACTTGATGGTGTATATATCTATCAATCATTTATAACCGATGCCGAGCTTGGTATCTCAGCTCCTTCTGGTTTTGAAAACGTAGCAGATGGTACTTGGTTTATCGCTGCAAAAGTAGATAATGACGAGGCTTGGGCAAAGGTTAAGAAAGATGGTCTTTTAAAAGGCTTTAGTGTTGAGGGGGTGTTTGACTTAGAACCGTATAAATTTAAAACAATGAATAAAATAAATCTAGAAAGCGTGATAAAAACGCTTAAATCAGTTTTTGCAGAAGCGGAGACTGAGGAAGTGCCAACCGAAGAGAACTTTGGTGAATCTACGCTTGTAGATGGTACGATTGTAAAATGGGAAGGCGAACTAACCGAAGGCACTGCTCTTACAGTAGTATTGCCAGAAGGTGAAGTAGCTGCTCCTGATGGTATTCACGAAGTATCTGACGGTACTATTATAGAGACTGCTGGCGGTCTTGTAGTAAGTATTGAGGTAGTAGGTGAGGAAGTAGTAGATGCAGAAGTAGACAATGAGTTTACCTCTGAAATGCTTAACGGACTTATAGAAAAAGCAATGGCAAAGTATGCTGAGGCTTTTACTGCATCACTTGATACTGTAAACGCTGACAACAAGGCTTTAAGATTAGAGCTTGCATCAGTAGTGGCAGCAAAGGAAGAAATGAAAGAAGAGTTCAAAGCAACACTTTCAAAGGTAGGCACTGAGTTGGAAGAAATCGCAAAGAGCGAAGTATCTACTGCAAGCAAGCCGACAGAGTTTAAAGCAATCACAAGAGCCGAGAAAGCGGCTAAGATGGGAGCAGTAATTAGAGCAATTAATAATAAATAAATAAATAAAAATGAGTTTTGATGTATCAGGTTTAACGGATTACGTTGACCAAAACAGTACCGACCTCATCTCAAGATTGTATTTTGAGAAGACGTCAAGCGACTATTTCACTCTTCAATCGGGAGTTAAGAAAACAGACGCAATTCACCTATTGGCAGTAACTGCCTTTCCGCAAGATGGTAGCGGTTGTTCACCATCAGCATCAGGAGGTGTAGCTTTTACAGATAGAAATATCACAGTAGGGCAAATAACTTATTACAGTGGTTTTTGTATGAAGGATTTAATTCCTAAATATACACAAATGCTACTTGCAGCAGGTAACTCAGAAACTGAGTCTATGAGCTTTGAGGCTGAAATAGCTACTAGCATACTCTCTACTATAATGGAGCAGAATGAGACTGCTGACTGGCAAGGAGACACTGGGAGTGCAAACGTATATATCAATAGATATGATGGTCTGATTAAGACTATTGACGCTGCGACTACTGCCGTAGATGGAAACGCTACCGCTGCAACTGCAATCACATCAGGAGCGAGTGGAAACATTGACACTCTTGTGAAGGATATATGTAATGCAAGACCTGCAAAATTAAAGTCTGCACTTAACCAAGTATTGTTTATTGGACAAGATAACTTTGACAAGTATGTAGATACTTTAAATGCAAAAAATCTATTCAATGTAGATGCTACTGAGTGGACTGATTACGTTACTAAGGTAGTAGGGAAGAACGTTAAACTTGTAGGAGTTGTTGGACTTGACGGGACAAATAGAATGTTCTTAGGTACTCAGGAAAACTTTATCTTAGGTTTTGATTTACAAAACGATGAAGAGGAGTTTGATATGTGGTACGACAAGAAAGACGATAAGGTTTACTACAGAGTGAAATTCAAAAGAGGTTTGCAAGTTGCTTACCCTAATGAGATAGTTGAATTTACACTAGCTTCTTAATCTATGGCGTGTGAACTAACAACTGGCTTTGCAGTAGGATGTAATGATAGCACTGGTGGTATCGCTGAATTTTGGTTTGCTAATATGCCAACCGATTTTGCAGTAGCTAAAAACGCCACTGGTGAAGCGTCTGCCATAACTGGCACGGGTCTAGCGTACTTTAAGTACGAAACTACCAACGCTCAGGGAGCTGCTTCTGTAATGAATGACAACCCTACCGTGAATGACCAGAACGGAACAAGCTTTTTTGACCAAACTTGTACTTACGTCTTGAATAAGATGGACAGTGCAAAGCGTAATGAGGTCAAAATGTTAGCAAGAGCCAAGCTCTCTATAATTATCAAGGATAATAATGGAACATATTGGTTAATGGGAGAAGTGAATGGTGCAAGACTAACCGCTGGAGACAATGGAACTGGAACGGCTTTAGGAGATAGAAATGGGTACTCCCTTTCTTTTCAAGCTCAGGAGTCCGAGCCTTTGACTTTAGTTACTTCTGAGACTGCATTTCAACCAGCTTAAAAAAATAGTTTTTTTTATAAGTCCACTGCATTATGTGGTGGGCTTTTTTTAATTCAAAAATGGACATAATAGAAAAAAATACGACCAATTATATTTATTGCAACATCTCTAATGAGGTTGTCGACCCCTATTATACTATGACCATTAAAAGCTCTGAGTACACCGTAGACGTGACCTTAGCTGCACCATCTAGCGTGAATGATAGGTATGTATCGTTTACATTAATAGAGGGCATACAAGACCTTGCAAACGCTACAATAGCTTTGCCGAATAACGGGGACTATCCATATTCAATTATTAACGCCACAACCTCTGGCGGTACGACTGGAATAGTTATACAGAGAGGCATATTAAGATTAAAACAAGAGTCTGAGGTCGTATATTCGTACACAGATACACAAGAAACTATAATTTATGAGTAATTTTCCAATAGTCACAGAGTTTGCATCCGCAGAAGTGCCGCAATTCTTAGAAAAAAAGAGCCAAAACATAGTTTATTTTGGTGCGGATAACCTATATCCCTTTGAACTCATAGATTTATACAACGATAGTTCTACTCACAACGCTATAATTAATGGGAAAGTAGGCTATATTGTAGGGAATGGACTTGATAGTGATGACCTAGCAGCTAAAAAATGGCTAAGTTCTGCCAATATAGATGAGGATTGGACTAGTTTAATGAAGCGGTTATGCTTAGATTACGAACTTTTTAACGGTTATGCTATTGAAGTAATAAGAACCACGGCAGGAAACCAATACCACCACCTAGATTTTGCTAATATACGACTAGGACTAGATGGAAGCTTGCAATATTCTGACGATTGGATTACAGAAAAGGGAGTAAGGAACTCAAGGCCTGACATAAAGCACCTTGAAAAGTATAGACCAACAGACCCGAACCAAAAAAGAGGTGTAATATACCACACAGACTACCGTCCAAACTTCAAATATTACCCATTACCCGTGTATGTAGGCTCACTTGCTGAGATAAAGACTGATGTACAGATAGGAGACTACTGGCTAAATGAGGTTACCAATGGATTTGTAGGAGGTACGCTAATACAACACAACAACGGCTCCCCCGAAACCAAAGAAGAGAGCGATGCATTTGAAAAAGCATTTCAAGAAAAGTTTGGTAAGGCTACTGGCAACAAAATAGTACATTTATTTTCACCATCAAAAGAGAACTCATCAGAGATTCACTCTATGAATGGTAACGATTTGCACGAGCGTTATATTGGTATGAGTAACCGAGTAAAAGAGTCTATATTTATAGGACACCGTGTAACTAATCCAATACTTTTTGGAGTAAAAGAGGCTGGGCAAATGGGGGCGAGAAATGAGCTTGATTTAGCTTATGAGATATTCACTAATACTTATATCCAAGAGAGACAAAACACTATCCTTAGAACTGTAAAAAAATTAGCCTTTTTAGAGATACAAAATACGAGCATTGAAATAATACCACTGAAGCCCATTGATACCATAGACCTCACTAGCGACATTATACTAGCTAACTTGAACCGTAATGAGATAAGACAATTAATAAACCAGCAGAGTGGCTTAGAATTAGATGACGACAAGACTAGCGTGGTACAACCTACGCAAGAAGGAGAAGCTCCGCAGATAATAGAGGGCGAAGTAGATGCGGAGGCAGCACAAAAAGACGCATCTTATAACGGTGCTCAAATAGCAAGTGCCTTGTCTATTGTGGAGCAAGTGAAAACTGAGGTACTAACGAGAGGGCAAGGGCTTGCGTTCTTAGTCGAGTTCCTAAGACTATCAGAGCAGGCGGCTAGTAAGTTCTTAGACGATGGGAGTACAAATATTGGTATGTGCAGCCACTTCTCAGATGATGAGGACATAAGCCACCTATTTAATGACATCGGAGTAAGTGAGAGTGATTATGATGTAGTAGATGCGTTTGATATTTGCTATGACAATGATGGCAGCCCTATCGAGTTCGCCACAGAGGAGCAGACTATCATTCAGAAAGTCTTAAAGGCTATACTTACAAATCCATTAATAGCTGCAAGTGGAATATCTGAGCTACTAGATTTAGATTTTAGCCAATTATTAGGATCAATAAATATACTCTCTACTTCAAATTTGATAGAGATAGAAGGGAGCAAAATAGAGCTTACTCCATTAGGTGATAAGGTAGCAAAAAGTATTGATATACCTGAGACAGAAGTTAAGTATAGATATGTACTAAGAAAGTCTGCACCTGCTTTAAAGCAAGGGAGTACATCAAGAGACTTCTGCCGTAAGATGGTAGCTAAAAAGAAGCTATACACCAAGAAAGAAATTGAGGTTCGTAGAAACGACATGAAGTCTAGCGGCTTTGCTGATGTAACAGACGTTTGGTTAGCTCGTGGAGGGTGGTACAGAAGAAAAGGAACTGATATCTCAATACCTTTTTGCCGTCATATTTGGGAGCAAGTAATAGTAAAGAAAAAATGATATTAATAATAAGCCCAGCTTTTACTAAAGAAAATACGGTACTACATTACAACGTAGACGATGGCTACTTAAAGCCTTTGATTGATAGTACTCAAAATACATTTGTAAGACCTATACTAGGCTCTGCATTGTTTGATGAAGTACTAGCTCAGATAAAAGCAGGCACAGTATCATCAGCAAATGAGACATTAATCAAAGACTATTTAAGAGATGCTTTGAAGTGGGAGGTATGCCATAAATATACACGTATAGGAACGTACAAACTAACCAATAAGGGAGCAGGCACAAAGTCAGGTGATGGCTTTAGTCCTCTTGCGGAAAGCGAGTTGATAACTGCGAAGAATATATTCAAAGATAATGCCGATTTTTACAGAAGAAAATTAAAACTATTCTTAAAAGAAAATGATGCCAATTATCCACTATACGCTACTCCCCCAAGTGGCGTTGATGTGGTATACCCTGAGCAAGATACACAATGGAGAAGCCAGTTCATAGTTTAAAAGCCGATAGATTAAAGAAATACCTTGAAAAGTTTAACCATAAAAAACCTAGTGACAATAATGGAAGGGATAGCAAGCGAGCATCCTCAAATAAATACTGTCCTAAAAGGTAATATATTTGATATAGACTTGACTAAGACACCTTCAGGGAGCTATCTTATCTATGATGTGGCAAACATAAGCCCAAACGGATTTAATGGAATAGACTACTCAATAGATATGTTCTTGTGCGACAACGTTACAGAGCTAAATACTGAGAGTAACGAGGTGAGCGTGCAGAATGAGTGCAGTCTTATAGCCTTAGACATAATGAGCATATTTGAGAACTTCAATAAGGCGAGTTGGTCAGACAAGGACTTGCACGTAGTCCTAAATAAGACTTGGAGCATACAACCTTTTACGGAGCGTTTCGATTCTCTATATTCAGGGGCTTCGATTAATATGAGTTTGAGTACTAGCTACGGATATGCTAGATGTAAGATACCAGTAAGAAATTAAAAACAATTTAAAATAAAAATAATATGAGTACGCAAACAGATTTATTAATCGCACGAAACGGACAGAAGTTCGTAGATTCATCAGCAGCCATAGCCAGTGCCACAATTACGGACAACTATATTTATATAGTAATCAATGAGGAGGCGGTAATAGCTACAATGGTAAGCTCTAATGGTACAGACCTCGTTGCAGGCATAGGCATAGGCTCTAAGGCATTATCTGCTGGTATGATTATAGCAGCACCTAATGGGGAATTTATCACAGCAGCAACGTTTACAAGCGGTTCAGGGTTCGCTATAAAAGGAGGCTCTTAATGTTTGGCTTTGGGTTTCAATATGGCAAAGTCTTAGGTCTTAGTCTAGGGGCTTTGTTGGCTAGTGTATTCCGTAAGCGAGTAGTCGCTGACGGTGGCACTATGGAGGGTGAAGGGTGCGTGACTTCTGAATTAAATAGGCTTAATAAAATAGGTATATTAGATGACGTAAGTCTAGCAATGATACCTAGCGGTTATAAGGCTAGTAAACTATATAGTGTAGTGCCAAGTGACGGCAGCGGAGATTTATCATTCTCACGTAGCACAACAGGCACGAGAGTAAATGCTGATGGACTAATTGAAAGCGTAGCAATCAATGAGCCACGTTTAGACTTTACTGGCGGCGGTTGCGGTAAGTATTTATTTGAGCCACAAAGAATAAATTTAATTACTTATTCTGAGGACTTTAGTAATGCATATTGGACAAAATCAGGTGCAACGGTTGTAAGTGGGCAAACCTCACCGAGTGCGGACAGCCCAACAGGGGCATTTAAGTTGTTGGAGGATACTAGTAATGGCTCGCATGAAATAACCCCATCAGTACCCGTGAGTAATGGTGAAACCTACACACTTTCAGCTTATTTTAAATCAAGCGATAGAAATATAGCCATTGCTTTTGCAGGAACGAGAATGGCGTCGGGGAATGGTGGTAGTGGTGCTGACAACTATTCAATAGTAAATTTGTTAGATGGTTCTATTTTAGTTAATTTTAATCAAGTAAAAGTTATTGATTTATTAAATGGATATTATAGGGTTTCAAACACCTTCACGGTAGGCACATCGGGCGGTAGTTTTGATATTTTAATAAAAATTGCAAATGGAACAAGTCGCAGTTACACAGGTAATGGCACTTCGGGAGTTGATATATTCGCAGCTCAACTAGAATCAGGCTCATACGCTACATCCTACACACCCACAGTAGGCAGCACGGTTACAAGAACGGCTGATTCAAGCAGTACAAGCGGACTATCTTCTGTTATTAATTCAGTAGAAGGAGTTTTGTATTTTGAAATACAATGGGATATGTCGTCAGGAGGTTCAAATAGAAGAATTTCATTAAGTGACGGCACCACATCTAATAGGATTCTTATACAAAATGTAAGTGTGAATGCAAACGTTTTGCAGTTTTATGTAATAAATTCTTCTGGTGTTTCCACTGATTTTGCAGTAACTCTTGATGATATAACCGCAAATAATAAAATAGCTTTCAAGTATAAACTTAATGATTTTTGTGTTTTTGTAAATGGCGTAAAAGTTCTTACTGATACTTCTGGTACTACTTTTACCGCAAATACGTTAAATAGGTTTGGTTTTGACGGTGGGTCAGGAAATTTTCCATTTTATGGAAAAGTTAAAGGATTAGGAATATTTAATATTCTTACAGATACACAAATGGCAGCACTAACAACAATATGACACACCTAAGATACGAATTTAAAACACGAGCTGCAATGCTCAAAACATTATCTAAGCACTACGCCACAGATGAAGATGGTAACAAGTCTTTCAAAGATGGTTCAATAGTAGAGCTAGGTCTTAAATGTTCATACAACGAAGATACAGAGGTAAGCACTATTATAAGCGGCTATTTGGTAGACATTCTATGGAGTGCAGAAGAGCCACCAAAGTATAAGCAAGAAGTGTCGCCAAAAACACCAGACCATACATTTGCAGGCATCAATGAAAATATATTTTAGTACAATTCTAGGGGCGGTAATATTGTTTTTCGCCCCTATTAAGGGCATAATCCTTTTGGTGGCACTCGCTACAATCATAGATACTTATTTCGGTATTTGGAAATCCAAGAAAATAGGAGAGCCAATAACTAGTAAGAAATTTCGTCACGGATTTATACCTAAGATATTGAGCTACGTGGCAGTCGTTATGTTGGTGTTTACCTCTGACGTGTTTATTATTAACGAAATGACTTTAAGCGTTATTAGTATCGCTTTTATATCTACTAAATTAGTATCTTTGGTATTGATTTCCATTGAAGTGAAGTCTATGGATGAGTCATTTATAAAAGTAAAGGGTTATTCTTTTATAGAAAAATTTAAGACAATTATCAACAAAATTAAAGACGTAAAAAAGGAACTGAAATGAACTGGGAAATAGTACTTGCATTTCATTATCCACACGACAGATTCGCTTTAGGGTGGGAATATATTGCTCCTGATGAATATAACGACTACAATACTATTACTTTGTATTTATTAATATTAACTTTAAAATTCAACTATGCGATTAATTAATAAAATTATGAGACCGATTAACAAAGTAATTATTCACTGCTCTGCCACGCCAGAGGGTAGAGACGTAAAGATGGAAGAGATAAAAAGCTGGCATACTGATAAAGGTTGGTCAGACATAGGCTACCATTATATTATTGAGCTTGATGGAAGTGTTAAGAAAGGCAGACCAGTTGAAATAGTAGGTGCTCATTGTTTAGGTCAAAATAAGTTTAGTATTGGTGTGTGTTATGTGGGAGGAGTGGATGATAAGATGCAACCAAAAGACACTAGAACCGATGAACAAAAGAAAGCACTGACAAAACTAGTCAATAAGCTAAAGAAGCAACACAAAGACATATCCATACACGCTCACAACGAATACAGTAACAAGGCGTGTCCATCGTTTAATGTTGCTGATGAGGGATATTAGACCCCGACTAAATGGCAATCGCTTAAAAGCGTTCCAAAGCATCACAAAAGAAGAGAAACGTATCTTAGTCATAGGAGACTTACACGCCCCCTTCACTTTAGAAGGCTACTTTGAATTTTGCAAAGAAACATACGCAAATTATAACTGCAATCAAGTTGTATTTATAGGCGATATAATAGATAATCATTACTCTAGTTTCCATACTGCCGACCCTGATGGACTAGGTGGAGGGGATGAGCTAGACTTTGCTATTGAAGAGATAGCCAAATGGGCAAAAGAGTTTACAGTGGCAGACGTTACAATAGGCAATCACGACAGAATAATAATGCGTAAGGCTTTTGATAGCCAAATACCTGCTCGATGGATTAAACACTATAATGAAGTACTAGGGACTAACTGGAACTGGGCTGACCAAGTATGCTACGATGGCGTGCAATATGTACACGGAGAAGGTGGCACTGCTCGCACAAAGTGTAAAAATGATATGATGTCTACTGTACAAGGTCACATTCATACTCAGGCATACACTGAGTGGTCGGTAGGCAAGAACTTTAAAGTGTTTGGTATGCAAGTAGGTTGTGGAGTAGATAGTAGCTCATACGCTGCTGCATACGCTAAGAACTTCAAAAAACAAGCTATCGGCTGCGGTGTAGTAATCGGAGGGCACACGGCTATAAACTGTTTAATGGATTTATAACATCCAATATATGCCATAATCCTTGTGGGATTACAAGGCACATATTTGGGCGTTA